AAAATTTTTGAAAAATTTTTATAAAATGCTTGACAAATAAAAAAATAAATGATATACTTAATACATAAATAAGAAAAGAGGATATTAATAATGCTTTATAGAACTTTTGAAAAACATGATAATTACAATATTGTAAAAAATTTTTTAAACAATAAACTTGTTTTATCTTTTTACAATTATAAAATGCCTAACGGTCAATTCAAATATGATTTTAACACTGAATTTGAATTAGATGAAAATGATATTATTTTTAGTGGGGGTAATTAAAATGAAAAAACTTACATTCAAACTAATTTTTCATTTGTACCCACAAGATACAAATGAATACACATTATCTATTTTTAAAAAATTAATGGATAGAGTGCAAGAACCATCACCAGAGCATAACTGTAATGGTTATAGAGGTGAGAAGATTATAAAATTAAATATTTCTTCTTCTTCTTCTCTTGATAATAATACTATTAAGAAACGATTAGAGTTAGAATTTCAAGAATTTTATAGAAAAACTTTTAATATTAAAAAAGGCAAATATCAATCACCTATTAAATTTATGGTATTTGATACAGAAAAACAAATATATATATTTACAAAAGATATTAAGGAGTTATTGAAATGATTTATTTAAATAAATTTTATAATAAGGAAAAATCAAGATATGAATTAATTATTAAAAATATAGATTGTGGATTAAATATTTATCATTTTGTAAAATATGATAATGTAATTGATACTAATTTTACTACTAAAGTTTATTCTTATATTAATGATTATTTTAAAGATGATTGTGATAGTTATAAACTATTTCAATTAAATAAAGACGTTAAAAATCTTTGTAAAGAATATAATGTAATTAATTTAAGAATTGAAAGGGGGTGATTTTATTAGGCAGGAAGTTTTAAATGATATTCAATCAGCTTTTAAACGTTATAAAGAGCGTGACCCTACATACAAAGCCTTAGTAGTTTATATATTAGAAGAACTCGAAAGCTGTATTTTAGGTTACTATAATAATGTACAATTACATTACTTATTTACATTACTTAAGGATGATTACTATATCATTGAATTATATAATACAACAATAAAAAGAAAAGAGAAAAACAAATGAAAAAAGAACAAAAACAATTTACATCTATTAAACTTGTGGGAAAAATTTCAGCCACATCAAACAAAGTTTCAAAAGATTTTAAACAAGAGACACCAACAAAAACTGTCTATATTGTACCAAAAGATAAAAAAGAAATTGAAAAACTTGAAAAATTTGGTCTACCACTTTACACTCCTAAAGAAAAAGGTTCAGAAAGCTATACCATTGTTAAATCTTCTAAGTCAGTTAAACATTACAAATCTGTAAAAGATGAACAACCTCGAAAAATGATTATGACAGTAGAAGATGAAAATGGACAAACAGTACCAAATCTTTACACAGAAGAAAATGTAATTTTGAATATCACAAAAGTAAAAGCACAAAAAGGAAAGAATGATTTTTATCGACTTACAGCAATTCTAGCACCAGTAGGTGCAATTCTGGAAGTGGAACCAACAAATCCGTTTGAAGATTTGGAAGAATCAGAAGATGACCTACCATTTTAATTAACATATGAAACGTGATAAAAAATATTGGGATAGATACGAAAGTAAATCTATTTCAGGAAAGATGGCATTACCTAGGGCACCATCAAGAGGATATAAAAATACTGTTTATGATAGTTCAGATTATGCTAATAATATATTTGTAAAAAATCGTGGTGATAAATCATATAGAGCTGGTGTGCAAATAGCTAGGTCTTATGTTACAGATTTAGATATGTTACGAAAAGCAACAGACGTTTTATATACTAATTTATATAGCCACTTAAAAGACCCAATTATTATAACTTCTCCTGCAACATATGTTGAATTGTCTAGTTTGATAAGTGGTAAATATAAACAAATTTTGGAAGAATTCGCTGATATTAAACGAGAAATAAAATATAATAGTAAAGATAGGGAATATCATAAACATTTAACTCAATTTATGGCTGTTTTAGCTATAAGAGAACATAGTATATCAGGATTGATGAAACGTATTAAACGATTTAATATAAACATGAATACCGAACTTTATAACGGTTTTACTAAAAAGAAATATAAATATGCAGTAAATATTGTTACTTATGCATTCTTATATTGAAAAAATGAAAGAGAGAAATAAATGGAACTTAACACAAAAGAAGAACTGATTACTTTTCTTGAGGGGTTGAAAAATGATGTAGAAACTATTAAGGCTTCCACACGTCAAGAACCACAAAAAGAACCACAAGAAGAACCACAAGAAGAACCACAAGAGCAAGAAACAGAAGACGAAATCGCTAAGCTACTGGAGGAAAAATAAATATGGACTTTATGAAATCACATTATCAGTCAGAAAAACTTGATAAATCAAATGAACTTAATAGCACAATGTCTATTAATGAAACATCACAAGCAGATGAATATACACGAAAATTACAAAATTTAGGGGGTAACGCTTAATGCCAAATGGAATTACAAAAGCAAGTAAACAAGCACTTATTGAATTTAATAGAGCTAACGGAACAGCTTGGACTTTTGGGGGTAATCTTACTACCAATAGAACAGAGTTTGAAACTTTCGTTAATAAATTTCTATTTCCAAAACTAGCAGAAACAGAACTTGTTTCAGAAATCCTTGGCAATCGTTTCCAACGTTTTGCGGTAGAGCAAGATTTTATCGGTCAATATTCAGAAGAATATGTAATCTTGGATAGCGTACCGGTAGATATGAATCTTTCAAAGAAAGAAGAATTATTTTTGAAGCGTAACTATCCATTGATTGCTTCTAAAATTTATGGTAATTCATGGTTTCGTAAGGTTAAATTCACGCTTAATGATAATGATGTAAGACAAAATTTTGTAACACTTGCAGACGCTACAAAATATGCAATCGGTGTGCTTAAAAAGAAGATTTCAGATATTAACATAACAGAAGAAGCTGAATTTAAGGCAATGTTGATTGAATACGCTTTGAATGTTGCAAAAGAAAAGCGGACAGCTTCCTCTAAAGAAGAAGTAATCAAGAAACTGTCACTGGCTATTTTGAATATGCAAAATAATTCAGACAAATATAATGAAACATCAACTGCTTCAGGTGGGGCACTTGGACGGTATACTACAGTATCAAGTATTGATGATTTATTGATTATTACATCCGATGAAATTAAAGCTGACCTTTTGAACACACAAATTGCAACAAGTTATAATATTCAAGGCTTGGATATTACTAACAAAATCATTTCATTTAATGATTTGGGAGGTGTTTACAAGCTTAAAGAAGATTTTACACTTTCAACTAATGACCAAATTACAAAATTGTCTGCAATGGGTGATTATCAATCAGAGAAAGGTGACGTGATTGAAGCTGGCACAATCTTTACTTTTGATGTAACATCTATTTTTGGAGCTGATAAAGTTCAAGAAATTAAACCAACATCAGAAAATTTTGCATTGGTATTAGATAAGCGAGCTATTCGGTATAAGCAATATACAAAAGATATGATTGTTAATTTCTTCAATCCTGAGTATAAAGAGTGGAATTATTGGTTGCATTACTATAGCTTTAAATCAATTTCACCATTTTACAATAAAATTGTAATCGGCGGATAATTAAGGGGGTATTCGCCCCCTTTATTTTATAATAAGGGGAATAAATGGATTTTAATACAATTGAACAGTCTTTTAAAGAAAAGATTAAACAGAGAGTTATAACACATAGAAATAGATTTTATAAACTTATATATAATCGTTATACTGAAATTTTACCATTTACTATATCTTATGAAAATATAGATGAACGTTTTAAAGTTGATTTAATTCAATTAGAGAGTATGTTAAGACATAATTATAATGTTGCTATTGGTGAAGATGTAACAGGTGATATAGTTATTTTAGGATATGTAAACAATAATAAAAATAATTTTGATTATTATTTACCTAAAACATATACTAAAAAAGATATTAATTTTTTAATTAATGAAGCTTATATTTTACCTGAATATAAACAACTTAATCAATATAATAAAAATGGTAATTTTATTGTTATACAAAACAAGGTATATAATTATATTAATGATTATGAAATTATAGAACATTATGCAGAAGAAATTGCTGAAATTTCTTTATCACGCTTTAGTCTTATTTTACAAGCAAAAGTAATGACTTTTTTTAGGGGTGATTTAAACGGTGACGATTTAGAAGAAGTGATTGATGACCTATTCAATGGTGCTCCAGCAATTAAAACATCAGTACAATTTGATGTAAACGAAAATATTATTCGTTTTGATAATGGAAATATTACATCAACATTAACAGAATTGAAAAGAGAATTTCAAAACAAGTTATCTGAACTTAATTCTATGCTTGGTCTTTCTTCTCTTGGTGTTGATAAAGAAAGTGGTGTTTCAGATGAAGAAGCACAATCAAACGCTTCTTTCAAGAAATCTAATGAGAATATCTATTTGTTTGCTAGAAATAATGCTCTTAAATTTCTTAATGAAAGATATGAAATGGATATACACGCTGAATTTTCTGAAAACATGGTAAAAGAACTTTCAAGCCTTGAAAAATTGGAGATGTTAAGTAAATGACAGTAAAACTATATAGTATTTTAACAAGTTTGATTGATAACGCAGACATTGAAACTAATTTTACTAATAAATTTAATCAACTTTATCACAACAACCCAAACTACAATATTAGTAGAATGATAAGTAACTACGAAGAAGATGGAAATGAATTAACATATCTAGTACAATATTATTTAACTTATGGGTTAAAATTTTTAGGTGACAATCGAAAACGTTTTGAAAAAGAACTACTAAGTAAATTTTACAATCGTAAAATAAAAGTTCAAACTATTGACTTATGGAATAATTTATTAGTTGGGTTTGTGAGTGAGCATCAAGATATTATTAAAAATATGTATGATATTAATGATTGGTTAAAAGGTAAAAGTAATACTAAAACTACAAGTGATAGTCAAGGTGAAAATAGAACAAATAATATTAATAGTTCACAACCTCAAACACAAACAAATGTTACTTTAAATCAAGATAGTATTGATTATGCTGATGATTTATCTATTAATAAAGGAAAAACTAGTAATAGTAATGTTTCTACTTATCAATCAGAAAATCATGATTTAAAAACTTTAATTGATTATCAAAAAATTACTAATGAATTTTGGAATAAGCTAGACTTAGCTTTATTTTCACAAGTGGGGTAAATTATAAATGGAAGAAAGAAATCAAGATAATTTTAATCAGCTTGAAAGTCACGCTAAATTTCCATGGTCAACAAATTGGTCTATGGAAAATCATTATCAGCCATGGTATGACGATAGACGGGATTACAATACAAATGCACCATCTTACTATGACTATTTAGCAAACACTAATCGTTACTTAGACAAACTAACATGGCTAACTAACCGTGTTGCTCGTCGTAATATTAATGTACAATCAACAAATGCAATCCATTACACAAAAGAATTTGACTGGATTGATGAAAATAAAGAACGTGGTATTAATTGGCATGATGTAATCAATCTTAAATGTGAGTTAGTATTATCAAAATTAGTTAAAAGATTACAATATCAACAATTAGACGGTCAATATAAAGATTTGGAAAGTCCTAACTCTTTAGTAATTGAAAATGATGGACTTTATAATCCTGATGTAACGAACTACCTTTTAGAACTAAACAAAGACCTTCGTGCTCTCAATCAAAAACTTGAAACCTTAAAATCAGACATCTTGCGAGAAGTTGACCAACGAAACAACGCTATGACAGAAAAGATGAAAGAATTTGAAAGAAAAATTAATGAAAAAATTGGTGGTATTCAAGGTCAACAAAATCAAGGTATGACACAAGAACAAATTAATGGCCTTGCTAAAGCTTTAGCAGATAGTTCATCAGCATTGAATAAATTAACCAAGAATGAACAATCATTACAAGCAATGTTAAATAGTGTTTTTGCTTCTGGTGGTATTACTAATAATGAGATTGGGACAACTACATTTAAAGAAAATGTAAATCTTTTAACAGGTAATATAAATATTTATACTACTAATGATAAAGTTGGTTATATTAAATCTAAACAAAATGAAAGCGAAAATGACTTATGGATAAAATAGATATTAAACGTTATAATGTTTCTAACGCTGGTAATTCTATTACTGTTAATAATTCAACTTGGTCAGCTAATGGATATGTGTATATATATGCTTACGATAAAAACCTAAATTATCCTGATAAACGAAACCTATTTTTTTATGAAAAAAAACTTGTTAATGAATTAATTGAAATAGATATTGATAGTCCTTATTTAGTATCTAAAGAAAATGATGGTAATTATTGGAAACTTACATTTAAAAATGTTGATAATAATGGTTTAACATTAAATTATTATTATATTGAATTTATACTGGCATATAATGAAGAATATAATGAAATTTATGTAGCAAGTTACTATATTTCATCTTCAGAAAAAAATAGAAGTTTTAAATATAATTTATCGTTTAAAAATTTTTTAGATAGAAATATTTCTATCGATTTTATTGAATATGATAGGGATATATTTAGCATTGATGTACAAGAGCAGGCAAATCTAAAAACTTCCGATTTAATTAGTTATGATGTTGCTAGGTCTAAATTGACATTATATAAATTAAAAAATATTATTTCATTTTCAGCTATAACTGGGTATTTAAGAGATAATAACATTATTTATACAAAATATAATGATAATAAAAATCTACTTTTTACCTTTAAAGCTATTGGTTCTTTAAGTACTGACGTTACTAATATTTATGTTGTCAAAAAAAATAAATATAGACAGGGATTAATAGTAAAAGATAATATTTTTCAATCTTTACCTAAGTTAAAAAGTCATTTTTATATTGGTAGTAAAATGGTTGAAGATGACTATATTACAGATAGTTTAATTGAAAATAAAGGGAATGTTAGATTGTATCTCAATAATACTTGGAAGCAAGCAAAATATATAGAAAGTGATAATAAATAATGAATTTAACTAAATTTGTATTTTTTGAAAATACTGAACTTGTAAATATTCAAAATACAATTCATTTTGAAAATAATCAAGTTCGTGATGATTTTTTTGAAAGATATAAAAAGTTAGATTTTGAAAGTATGTTTAATTTTCGTAGAGATAGAGGTATTTTAAAAGTACCTCTACTTTACGAAAAACTTTTAAAATATAACTATGGATATTTTATTAACCAAGAAGAAAATATTAAATACTATTTCTTTATAACAGATTATCAATATTTAAATGATAGAACTTCACAAGTAACTATCATGCCCGATTTTGTTATGACATTTTGTCAAGGAAAAAGAATAAATGAAATAGGTCAAGTTGAAATTATTAGACAACATGTAACAAAAGAAAGATATAACGATTTAGAACAATATCTCAGAAATACAGATGATACTTTATCTGTTAAATCTCTAAAATATATTAAACATTTAACAATTTCTATGGTTGATAGTTATATTCTTTTAACTACTAGTGTAGACCTTGAGAGTGATTTCGGTACTGAGAAAAAACCTGTTCTACGTTCTTCTACTGGTGGTGTATTTGATGGTATAAAATCAATGTTAAATGCTTATATTATACCATCTGAAAAATGGGATAGTTTTTTAACTCATTTATCATCTTTTCCGTGGATTGCTCAGAATATTAAAGAAGCAACTCAAATACCAGCATTACTTGTTAATTTAGAAGAACAGAAAAAAGTAAAATTTAAAGATACAGAAATAGAGTTTTACAAACTTAAAAAAGGTGGTAAGTCTAAAGAAATAGATTTAGGTGCTATAAATATTGAAAAAGAAACATTATTAAATATGTTGAACATAGACCATATGCCACACCTTTTAAGAAATGGATATTTTACCTTTGAATTAACTGATTTTAGCGGAAACATCGTACCATTAGAACCATCAAAATTATATCAAGGTTTAAAGTTTAGAGCAGTAGCAACTATAGGTTATAATAATTTACTAAAAATTTATCCATTGGGATATAATAGCGAACTTTCAGAAAAGAAAGGGAACTATTTAAATATCAATCTACCATTTGTTGAATTTAACCGTATGAGTACAGTTATTGATACAGCTAAATTAGAATGGACTAAAGGAGCATATCAAAGAGAATTAGATAATTCTAAAACTATTTCTGGTAGAGCACAGAAAATAATGGATAGTAATAGTAGCACACAAGATAAGTTTTTTAATGGTATGAGTGTATTTTCCACTTTTAAAGGTGGTATAGGGTCTGTAGCTGGAGCATTTTCAGATGAATACGATTATTATCGTAAGCAAAAAGCTGATAAACAAACACTTGCTTTAACAGCTAATCAAGTTAATGATGGAAATTATCCAAATAGTTTACTATTAAAAGATGGTACTTACGGTATTCATTTATTGATTTCAGCACCTCATAAATTTGAATTGGATTACCTAAAACAATATTATAATTTATATGGGTTTGATTTTAACGAGAAGCTGGAACAATTAGAACCAGTAAATAGTATGAACAATGTAAACTATGTACAATTCAAAGGTAATTGGTATTTACAAGAAGCAGACCCACAAATAAACATAGTTCTGAAAACAATTTTTGAAAATGGTGTAAAATTTTGGCATTATGATGGCACACAAAATAAGCAAATTAATAGAAATATTTTAGTAAATAATTGGAGAGGTTGATAAATGGTTAAAAATATAGACCTTTACAATTTTTGTAAAAGTCATTTAGGTCAAGCTTTTGACATGGATGGAGCATATGGTGCTCAATGTGTGGATTTAATCGTAAAGCTTAATCAAGAGTTTGGGTTAGGTTTAAATACAGGTGGACTTTATGCTAAAGATATTTACCATAATAATGTACCATCAAATTTTAAAAAAGTAAATGGCGACCCAAATAATGACGCCAATGCTAAAAAAATTTGGGATACATTACCTTTAGGAGCTATTGTTTTTTTCACAAATTCTGGGGCAGGACATGTAGCTGTTAAATCTGGCGGTTGGTGTTGGTGTTTAGAACAAAACTATAATACAAATGGTTGGGGTGGACCCATTACAAATGATAATATAGCTGGTTGGGTAGAAAGTGGTGGTGCTGGATTTAGCGGAGCTTGGGTTATAAATGATGGCGCAAGTGCTAGTGATGGTATATCAGAAGCAAAGAAAGATAAAACAGGTAAGTCTTTACAACCAAATATAGATATTGGGAGAGCTATTAAATCTCTTGATTTATCACAAATAAAAAAAGGTATAGAAAATATGTTAAATGAAATTGTAGAAGTATTTGATAATAGAGTATATCAAACATCAAATGATTTATATACAAATAATATATTAAATGTTGATGTTGAAATGAATACTCTAAAAGTTACATTGAGTGAGGATTTTTTAAATGGATTGAAAGATAATCTATTTAAAGGGCTTGATGAAAGTAATAATAAAAATGTTAATTGGAATGGTAAAAGTAGAAAAGGTTCACCGGTTAATTTAGATATATCAAATATACCATCAGATGAAAGTACTGAAGAAAAGAAAGTAGAATTAATTACCAAATTATGTCTACAATATGAACCGCAAGCAAACTCTTACGGTATTGCCGGTTTAGTAGGTAACTTTGTAGGTGAAAGTAATATAAATCCTAAAACTTTTGAGGCAGACTATGTGGGTGCACACATAAAACAACCATCTAAAGACATACCACCGACAGCGGAGGATTTATACGGGTCTTGGTCTAATTTTGCTAGATTGTATAATATTGGATTAGATGAAGCCACATATAGACATGACGGTAAACACTGGATAGGTGTTGGGCTAGGTCAATGGACTGGTTTACGCACTAAAGGACTTTGGGATTATGCTAAATCAAAAAATTTAGACATGTGGACTGTAAAAGCTCAAATGCTATACGCTTTTGAAGCTGATGGAACAAATGGAAATATATTAAAACAATGTTTAAGAAATTCCGAAAGCACTAAAGAGGGTGTGGATAATGTTTATGTTTATTGGGAAAGGGCGCACGTCCCATCTAGTCTACCTGGTAGATATGCTGGTGCTGAAAAGTGGTTTAGTTACATTGATAAAATAGTAAAAGAAAGTAAGGTCAAGAAAAATTAATGTTTAAATTTAAAAAAGACTTTAAAAAATGGTTAGAAAAATATAGGAAAAAATATATACCTAAAGAGTACAACCAATTATTATGGTTAGATGATTTAACCAAAGACACAATAGATGTTTATTTAAGTATAACTAATCGTGGTGATGGGAAATCATTTAATACAATAGGCGCTTGTCTTAAAATGGGTTATGATTTAGATTTAAAACCTATTTTCATAGTTCGACATTGGGAACTACAAACTTTATTTCGTAATCTTATTGATAATGTGGTTGAAACATTAGGATTTTGGGAAGTTGAAAATTTATGGTATGTAAATCAACAAGACTATATTATTATAGGTTATGAAGATAAAGAAATCGGATTGATTGCTGATATTAATAATGCTAGTGACCTAAAATTTTCAAGTTTTAAATTGAAAGAATTTCCTTTAATGGTCTATGATGAATTTCTAGCTCTAGATGATGATTATGTACCAAATGAGTTACAAAAGATAAAGACTATTTATCAATCAATCGATAGGGTTAAACCTAAAGATAGACCGTTTGGAATTAAACCTAAAATGATTTTACTAGCAAATCCAATTAATTTTAATTCTCCAGTTCTTGAATGGCTAGATTTTTATAGTTTAATAGAAAAACATAAAATGAACTCTATTAAACAATATGGTAATAAATTAATAGAATTAAGACAAAATGAGCGAGTGAATAAAAATAAAAATACATCTATTTTTGACGTTGAAAATGACAGTAATTTTACTGGTATGTTTGAAATTAATCATTATAACTTAATTAGTAAAGAATTATTTGATAAAATAAAATCAGAAGTTTGTCCATCAGTAATAAAACTTGAAAGTGATAAATATATTAATTTTTATGTATGGAATGGTAACTATGTGATAGATATTACTAGTAAGGGTGATTACCAGTATTGTTTAAATTTGGAAGATAGAAAAGATGATGTAATTTATCTATACCCTACTAAATATTTTAATGATACATTTCATAATAAATACCGGAAAGATATCGTTAAATTTACAAACACATATAGTAAAAATTATATTTATAATAATCCTAATTACATGGATTTAAACCTATTTAAACTAATAAATTATAATACAACAACCACACAACAAAAAGTTGAAATATCAAAGGAAAGAATTTTATTACAAAAATTAGGTAAAATGTATGAAAACTTATAACAAACCTTATGGTAATATCAAAGAGTTTATAGAGTATCTTAAACGTGGATATACATTGCTTGCTTATGATATTGAAACGTTTACTTATAATTTTAAAGAGGGTAATATTAAACCCTCTCTTTTAAAAAGTGTAATGTACTCTTTTACTATTGGATTTTTATTAGATGATGAAACGTATTATATAATATTTAATAATTTTCAACATTTTTTTGAATGGTCAAAGACTTATTTAAAGAAGCATAAACCATATATATTAAATGCTCACAATGGTAATAGATATGATAATCACTTTATAAGATATGAATTAGTAAAATATTATGACTGTAAAGTAGAAAATGAATATCTTAATAATGCCGTAGAAAACAATAATACTGAAAATTTTTCTATTTTAGAAGATGGTAATTTATTAGAGAAAAGAGTAAAAAGTAAGAATAATCTTGAATTAAAATTTAAACTTGATGGTATTAAATTTAAAACAGAAGATAATTGGGTAAAAACAAATACTAGTATAGCTGTTATAGGTAAGAAACTACTTGATAAAGATTTAATTACAGAAGATTTTCTAAAAACGGATTATGATTATATTAAATATAATTTAGATGATGATTTGTTAGAAAGTGAATTAGAGGATTACATAAGAGAAATTTTTATAAATTTAACAGAAGATGAAAAGATTTATATTAGAAATGATGTAATTATTTTAATATTAGGGATAAAATATTATAGTGATTTATTTTTTGGTTTTTCTTATAAAGAGTCTACTTTTACAAGTAATATTAAACATTCATATATTTCCAATAATGAAAAAGCTGAATTTCAACTTTTGAAGCAAAATAAAGGTAGGGAGCTTTTTGCTTTTGGTGATTATAAGTTTAAAGATTTAAACTGTTTTGATTATTTTAATAATTACTATAATGGTGGCTTAAATTTTTATAATGATAATAAGATAGGTAAAATTTTAGAAAATGGTTTTAGTTTAGATATAAATAGTTCATATCCTTATGTAATGTTTAATGAAAAATTCCCCATGTATCCTATTTCATATTCTGAAAGAATGAAACATATTAAGTTAAATTTTAAAAATGATGAAATTACTTTCTTTACCATTTTAATAGATGAATTTAATGATTTAATTTCCATGATACCATCAAAGATTATAAAGCAAATGTATGTAAAATATTATAGGATTTTTAATGGTGAAATTTATTTAAATTCAAATAGTATACGTTTATTAAATGATTTGTTTAATCTTAATATTGATAGTTTATTTGTTTCATCTTATGTTACCTTTAAATGTTCTGAATTTGGAGCTAAAGATATTATAGATAAATATTATTATATTAAGACACAAGGGAAAGCTAAATATAAATTAAACTATAAAAATGCAACGGATATATCATTAACAGAAGTAAAAAATGATGTAGTGTTTACTAGTGACGAAATAGCTGGGTCTAAAGTAAATCTAAATGGAATTTATGGTGTGCCAGCCCTTAGATTGTTCTTTGATTTATTTAGGATTGATGAACAAGGTGAATACTATAATATAAATAGTGGTTTTCGTAACAAGGAAAGAAATGTATTATTTTCAGCTACTGTTACATCTTATGCTATGTATAATTTACTATCACCTCTAAAATATATTAGTAATGATATAGATAAATGGTTTTGGTATTGTGACACAGATAGTTTATATCTTGATAAAAAGGCTTTTGAATACTTACCTAAAGAATTATATCATAAAATGAATTTAGGTAAATGGGACATAGAAAACGAAAACATTGATGAATTTTATATACTAAATCATAAGAAATATTGTTATCTTGTTGATGGAAAAATCAAAATTCATGCTGGTGGTGTAAGACTAAATAGTTTTACTTTAGATATTCCTTTTAAGGATTTTATAGAGCAACAGTTTTCAGATGGTGTTCAAATTAAGAGCACAAAGAGCATTTTAAATCAGTTTATGACTATTAGTATTTACGAAAGTTTTATTGATTTAAAACAAGGTGGGCAATACCCTTTATATCACACAACAGAGAAAGAGAAAATTTTAGATGATGTTAAATCTAATTTATCAATGGGTTTACTAGACGAACAAGATTTAATGTATATAGAAACGGAACTAGGCATTATTTCCACTAGAGATTTGATACCAAAACAAGATGAAAACGGTAATAATTTTGATGAATTAATGGACAAAATGATAGATTATGGACAAGATTTTATTTGACAATTTATATATTAAATGATATACTTGTTTTATCTTTATGAAAGGAGGTATTTAATATAGATGGAAAGGGGGTGAATTTATGGGATTGTTTATCGCTGTATCGCAGGCTTTCAAAAATGATTTGCTTGTAATATTTTTATTCTTGGTTCTTTTCGATTTTGCAACGGGATATCTTAAAGCTCTAAAATGGAAAGTGGTTTCTAGTGATGTTGGTACTAAGGGTGTTATTAAACATACAACAACATTTATTTTTTATGCCATGCTTATGACTGGTGGTTATTATTTCCACGCACAAATTATTGCTAACTCAGTAATTTTGATGGTAATGCTTACTTATATTACAAGTATTTTGGAAAATTTAGCTGTTATGGGTGTTTATGTACCCACATTCTTAAAAAATCGTGTAGAAAAAGAATTGAAAGAAATTGAAAATAAATTGAATAAAGGAGAATAAATTACAATGGAAATTGTATCATGGTTTGAAAATAGGATAGGTCAGTTGACCTATTCTATGACTGGTAGTCGAAATGGTGTTGATGGTACTGCTGATTGCTCGGGTAGTATTTCACAAGCTCTAAAAGAAGAAGGTGCACAAATTGATGGTTTACCATCAACAGTAACACTTGGGCATTGGCTAGCTAAAAATGGTTGGATTCGCATCGCTAAAAATGAGGATTGGAACGCACAACGGAATGACATAGTAATGATGTCTTGGGGTGTTGACATGAGCCAATCTGGTGGAGCTGGTGGCCATGTAGGCGCTATGATGGATAGTGAACGGTTTATTAGTACTGATTATAGTACATCTGGTGCTATTGGTACAGCCGTTTCTATCTGGAATTGGAATGATTATTATTTAAGAGCATGTCAGACAGGTTTGTCTTATGTAGAAGTTTGGCGATATAATGGTGCTACTACAAATGCTCCATCAAATGTTAGTCGGAGTAGTAGAAAGAAAGCATATTATAGAGCAGATAGTGTAGTACTACACAATGGAATTTGGCAAGTGCGTTGTGATGAACTAGTACCTGTTGGTTTTGATTGGACGGAAAACGGTATTCCTGTAGCATTGATTAATTGGGTTGATAGCAACGGAAATAACGTTGCTGATGGTAATGATTGGGATTTCAAGACTGGCATGTATTTCAGCTTTGAAATTGATGAAAACAGTATTACAGATACTGGAGATGGTGGATATTATGGTGGATATTACTACAGAAGATTTGGCTTCGGTCAATTCGGTGATGTGTGGCTTTCAGCATGGGATAAAAACCATCTTGTAAACGGATAATAAATTAATAAAAATAAATATAGAAAGACTATAAAATAAGATAAAAATATAAAAGAAAGGACTTTTCGATTTTTCTAAATAAGTGATACCTTAAACCTTTACTAAATAGTAAGGGTTTTTGTAATATAAAAGAAATATAATTGTAATATAATTGTAATATAAAGTTATTGACAAAATTTATTTAATTTTGTATAATGTATATGGAAATAAAGAAAGAGGTGCAACCTTATGAAAACAACTAAATTAATGCGTCAAACTGCAAATGCTTTAAGAGTGTATAGACTTGCTTCTAACAATGGTACAGATATGCAAATTGTATTATACCTTTCAGAAATATTAGATGGACTACTTAAAAAATGATGAAACAACAACAAATTGAATTTCATGGTGAAGCTATTAAAATTCTAAATAAGATGTTGGATAATTACGATTACAAATACACCAACCAATACACCAGTATACAGGACACCTCTCAGATGTACTTATAAGGCTCTGAGATGCTCTACAATCCATTCTAATAGATTGGTAGTGTTATTGTTCCACCTTTCATAACAATTTGATA